GAATTAATAGAATCTAATTTAGATTTTTCTAAAGAAATCGATTCAAACTTAACCGAAATTGAAAAATTAGAAAAATTTGTAATAGATAATTTTCAACCTAAAATTGATGTAATCACAAATATTACTTACATTTTAGATAATGTTCATTTAACAGATACAGAAGTAAACGACATCTATTTGAGTGCAAAAAAGAATCTTGATTTTAATGTTTCGAAAGACGATATTAGAAGCGTTTTAAACTCAAATAGGATATCTAAAATAAATGTTCTAAACGATTTCCTTAAAGATAACAAAGGAGATCATACAGGAATAATAGAAGAGTATGCCAAATGTGTTTATCCACAATCTGAATATAATGTTTGGGCATTTAAAAAATGGATTGTTGGTGCTTTACATAACTGGACAGCTTCAAAAGATGAAAAACTTGTATGTCCTCTTACATTTGTTTTAACTGGTCAGCAACACGGGACAGGAAAAACTTCTTTTTTACGTAATATAATGCCTAAAGAATTAGACAAATATTTAGTAGAGGGAAAAATAAACGGACATGACAAAGATTCTACATATACACTTTGTAATTCCTTAATGATTTTAGACGATGAATTTGGAGGAAAAGCGTTTAAAGATGTAAAAGAATACAAATCAATTTCTGATATCAATATAGTAACACAACGTAGACCATACGAAAGAGAGTCGAAAACATACAAAAGACGTGCAATACTTTGCGGCACAACAAATGAAATTGATATTCTAAAGGATGTTACAGGGAATAGAAGGATACTGCCTGTAAACGTAGAAAAAATAGATTATGACAAGGTACTATCAATTAACAAAACACATCTTATTATAGAGGCTTATAATTTACTTAAAAGTGGTTTCGATTGGATTATAAGAACTGAAGAAGATATCGAATATCTAAAAATTAATTCTGAAGTAAATGAAAATATATATCCAATTGAAGAAATATTTTTTGATCACTTCCAATTTGAAAAGAAACACGGTTATGTAAACGAAAGAATAATGAACCAAGGAGAGATTTTAGAACACATGAATAAGTTTTCTTTATTAAAGCCAACAAAATACGACATTAAAGAAATTTTCGTTAAAAATAAGATAGTTTATCAAAATTATAAAACTTATAATGGTCAGAAAAAAGGAGTTAAATTGTATGTAAAGAATGAGGTTATCAATGCAATGCCTTTTTAATCGGTTACCTCGGTTACCTAAAAGTTACCTAAAAGTTACCTGTTAAAAATCTGATAATCAACCAAGTTACCTAGTTACCTAAATATATATATATATAAATATATTATATATAAATATAAAATAAGTAATAATATATTTCACTAATTATATATACTTTTTAAAGTTGTATTTTTTTAGGTAATTTAGGTAACTTTCTTAAAAATCAAATAGTTATAAAATTAAAAGTTACCTATGAAAACAATCACAGAGAATAAAATCCAACAAGAAATAGTAATGTATTACAGAAATACTTACTGCTTGAAACATCACACACCTAGAAATATCATTTTTAGCGTACCTAACGACTCAAAGAATGCAGTTGAACAAATGCGTAAGGTAGCAACAGGATTGTATGCTGGTGTATCGGATCTAATTATGATACATTTTGGTAAAGTATACTTCATTGAAGTAAAAACAGACACAGGTAGACAGTCACCAAAGCAAATAGAATTTCAACAAATCGTGCAAAATCAAGGCTTCGAATACCATGTAGTAAAAAATTTAGAAGATTTTCGAAATATAATTACAATTATGTAATGTTATTTGTAAATAATATATATATTTGCATATAACTTAAAACCAAAACCAAATGGCAGGATGTTATGGAAATGATCCCTTTGATAGATACTGGGAGTCACAATTAGACAATTACCTTGACGATCAAGATAATGATCGAGAGGATGAAAGAGATGAAGATTATGAATACGAAAGACGAAAAGAAGATGAATGACAAATTAGAATTACTTGAAGCATTCTTGAAAGGATGGCAAGGTGGATTAGAAAGAAGAGCTGCTGAATACGAAAGTAGTGAATTTCTTAGAGGTCAAATCTACGCGATTGACAGAATTAAATTACAAATACAAAAACTAAAAGAAGATGAATGATCACGTAGAAAGACTTTTGAAGTCGTTAGAGAAAACACTTGTAGATCAAATGGTGTTAATGCCAAGCCAGTATGATGTAACTAAAGGGCAGTTATTTATCGTACGTTTAATTAAAGATAGTATTGAATCAATGAAACCTTATTTTAAAGATGAAAGAGCATAACATAGATGCGATGAAATATCGTAAACATACGCACCTTGCTGGTGTAGATGTATCAATAATCACAGCCGAGAAAGGCAAATGTATATTAACAATCAAAGATGCGTATTATTCACGTGGAGTTGATGTTAGTGGTAACAAAACCGATGGGTATTTTTTAGAATTTGAAGAAGATGTAATGGATATGGTCGTGAATAGTTCAAATCGTAAAATAATAGCTAATAACTTGGTACTTGAAAAAGGATTGTCTTTGATTGATTCACGTAATATCGGTAATTGGATTGGAACTAAAGTTGAATTGTACTTTGATGAAACAATTAAAATGATGGGTAAAGTAGTTGGAGGTATTCGAGTAAAAGGATTCAAAATACTTCCTGACTTATTACCAAACACACCAAACTTTGAAGCGGTTAAAAAAGCGTTAGATTCAAAGCAGTACACAATTGAACAAGTAAAAACGAAGTATAACGTATCGGAAGCGGTACAAAAATTATTAGAAAATGGAAAATAAAATTTATCGCCACAGAGCAAGTCAATCAGGCTTGCTTTTAACAAACGGAAAAGACTCATTAGGATTAGGAGTTACAATGACAACATACTTAAAGAAATGGTATGCGGAGGAAAAGTCAGGTATTCGTGAAGAAATACGATCCAAATATTTTGATAAAGGGAATATGTGTGAAGACGAAGCCATTGATATTTGTGCTGAACGTTTTGGATTAGGTATCTTAGAAAAGAACGTAGTACATTTCAATGATGAGCATTTTAACGGTACACCTGATGTTATTACCGATGAATTTATAATTGATACTAAGTGTTCGTGGGATTACGCTACGTTTTTAGATGCTGTTACAAGTCCAATTAATAAGGATTACGAATGTCAATTACAGGTGTATATGCACTTGACAGGAATCAAAAAAGCAAAGTTAGTTTATGTATTGCTTGACACTCCAGCCGAAGCAAATTACGGTAACGATGTATTTTACTCACATATGCCAATCAACGAACGATTTTATGCTTTTGACATCGAATACGATCCAATGATAATTGAAAAAATGGAGGCAAAGGTAGTTAACTGCCGTTTGTTTTTAGATGAGTACGATTCAAAAATTAAAAGTTTGTTAGTATGAAAAAAGAGATTTTTAAAGTAGGGGATAAAGTATTTGTGGTATATTACGGTTGGGGTGTAATAAGAAAATTCGAAAGACTTGGTGTTGTTGTTGATTTTGAAAACAATTCAGATGTAACTTGTGATATAAGATTGCTTTCATTCACTGAATACACATTGCAAGGATTTACACAGGATAGACCTATTGAATTACCTGAGGTCGGTGAGTTGTGTTTGGTGAGGGATGGTGATGATGAAAGATGGGTAATAGGTGAGTTCAAAGAGTTCAAAGCACAAAACGAATACAAGTACGTATTACAAAATTCAATGGTTTACAAGCAATTAAAACGAATTAAAATTTTAGACTGATGAACGAATTAAATACTAAGCAATTCTATTTAGAAAAGCAAGGAATAAAAAAAATACTTGAGGTTGGGATGCCTATTGATTGCATAAAGGATAATGATGATATCATGAAAGATTATACATATATAATTTATGAGATAAAAGATGAGTATATTATTTTAATATGTAATACAGTGTTAAGGAAGTTAAATCCTAAAAATTTAGCAGAATGTTTTAAAATAAACGAAAGTGTAATATTTAAAAATTTGTAGGTATGAACGAACTAAACACCCTATACCAAATGTATATGCTTCTAAACCAAGCATTGTATAAGTTCGAAGATTTGCACGACGAGAACATTTTTAAACAGCAATACGAAGCTATGTTTATGCAAATTGAAGAAATGCTTAACCAACTAACAGATAAGTTAGATGTCGTTGAATCCGAAAATTATTCGTATATTCAAAAAAAATTATCAGATACAGTATCAAGAATTAAATTAAAAGTAAAATGAGTAAATTATCAGGAGTAATAACGTTCATTAGTGACGTTCAAGAAGTGGCAAACGCTAAGAAGATAACGTTTAGAGTCCAAGAAAACGTAGGGCAATACCCACAATCGGCACTATTCGAAGTGTTTGGAAATGAAAAGGTAGACAACTTCCAAAAGTACAATCAAATAGGTGACGTTGTTGATGTCGAATACAACCTAAAGTCAAACGAATCGAGAACAAATACAGGTGTGTTCTTCAATACTATTTCGGCATGGAAAGTATCAAAAAGCATCTAATTTTAGCAAGGTTACGCGAACTTAGATCAAAACGACACGAACCGATGCTAATTAATTCAACATTTATTCGTTATTACTTGTTGAATGATCAAAATTAATTTGTATATTTAACAAGTCATTTGGTTTTATCCCCTTTTATTAATTTATTAGGGGATTTTTTGTACATTTGAACAATTGGATTTCAATTTTTTTCAATTATGGATAAGCGAAAATTTAATGGTGGTGCAAGACCTAACACAGGTAGACTTAAAAAAGATGAGTTGTTTCAGCTTATTGAATCAATGGATGCTATTGCTATACCTCAAGAAATATTTCAAAAATTAGCCGATAAAATAGAAGCAACAGGAGATATTAAAGCAATTGAGTTGTGGCTTAAGTATCGTCTTGGTATGCCTAAGCAAATGATTGACGTTACTACAAATGGTAAAGACATTCAAGGGCAAACTATTATTTGGGGAGATAACGAGGTTCAAATATGATTTTAACTCCAAAGCAGTCAGAAGCAATGGAGTTGTTACAAAGTGAAAAGTACAACTTCTTATTATATGGAGGTAGTATTAGAGGTGGTAAGAGTGTTTGGGGTTTGTCAGCTTTATTGATCATGTGTCAAGTATTCCCTAAGTCAAGGTGGTGTGTTATTCGTGAAAATAGCGAGAAATTAAGAACAACCACTATCCCATCATTTAAGAAATTAGAGCCAAGTGGTGTTGTTCGTCAAAGTCCTTATGAATATTACCATCCAAACGGATCGGTTATACTATTCAAGTCAGAGAATTATGCTCAAGATAAAGATATTGACTGGATGAAAGGATTAGAGGTTAATGGCTTCTTATTTGAGGAAATAAACGAGTGCCAAGAACAAACATTTTATAAAGCTTTTGAACGTGCTGGGTCTTGGATTATTAACGATGCTAAAATACAACCGAAACCAATTATATTAGCAACTTGTAATCCTACATTTGGTTGGGTAAAAAGTTTAATATATGATCGTTGGAAATCTAATACACTTCCAGAAACTTGGGCTTATATTCCTGCTAAAATAACCGACAATCCACATTTACCACAAAGCTATATTGACAATCTAAACAATTTACCAAGATTTGAATATGAAGTGTTTGTAATGG